AAGCGATAGTACGCGGTTGCCGACCGAATTCCAGCCACGACGACCACACATACGTACTGGAACATTGTCGGACAAACATATTCCCTAAATTTGAGATCGCGATCTGCTGCGCCGTTCCCGGATATCCCTGAACGACTTCAACCGTGCCATTAAAATTTTCATACGGATAATTTAAGGCCAGCGTGCCGCCCACCATTCTGTACGTGCCGAAATAGTCGGATCCGTTATATGTGTTCAGGTCAGTGGCATTACCGGCTATCGACGTGCTGCGTAATGATTTAGTCGTGGAGTTAATCCAGTCGGACCAGGGGCCGTCAGTACCATTCCATGTTGATGTCAGGGTGCGAATCCACTGGCCCCCTGCATAATCAATATAAAACTGCTGACCTTGATAGCGCCCGCCATTACTAACTTTTAACGTACCAACACCAGCGCCTACCGGAAAACCGTTCTCAGTGGTTAACCCGGTGCCGGATGATTTCGACCATTCGCCCTTGGTGTCCGCAGGACTCATTGTGTTGAGGTTAGCGGACGTGGACAATTGGCCGCGGTTAATCCAGACGGAGGCAGTTGCAGCCTGTACAAATTCGGTAGTAGCCAGTTGGGTTGTGTTAGTTCCTGCGGCAGCGGTCGGACCTGATGGTTTCCCGGTAAATATTGGGTTTGCCAGCGGTGCCTTCAGGGCCAGTGCGTTCGTCATCGTGGTGGCAAAATTGGCATCGTTGCCAAGAGCAGACGCCAGTTCGTTCAGGGTGTCAAGTGCGCCCGGAGCCGACGCAACCAGGTTGGCAATAGCCGTTTTTACGAATGCTGTCGTCGCAATCTGCGTAGTGTTCGCCGTCGCAGCTGCGGTCGGGGCGGTTGGTGCGCCAGTGAGGGCCGGGCTTGCCAGAGGGGCTTTCAACGACAGCGCGTTAGTTATGGTTGTTGCGAAATTGGGGTCATTCCCCAGCGCTGCCGCCAGTTCATTCAGCGTATCAAGTGCCGCTGGCGAGCTGGCAACCAGCTGTGCGATAACCGCCTGGACAAATGCCGTCGTGGCAATCTGCGTGGTGTTTGTTGAGGCGGCTGCTGTCGGCGCTTTTGGTGTGCCCGTTAATGTAGGACTGGCTTTAGGTGCGTATTGTGTGTGCGGGTCAGCGGCGGCCAGATGTTTAGCCATCAGGTCATCAGCGTATGCCTTGACGATAATAGCCTGGTCATCAACGTATTTACGGGTAGCCAGTACCACGGACGGATCGATTTTCAACGTTACAGCGTCGGTGCTGCTGACGATCAGTACCATTCGGATAACCTGCGTACGCCCGGACCCCTCAGCCAGAACTGGCTTATAGGTTTCCGCACAGTTCGCAATGGCGATCAGCTCTCCGGCATCATCAAAAACGCCGATTTCACGGATCCAGAAACCACCTTCACCCTCCGGGATGACCTGCTCAGCAATAATCTGGCTGGGATTTGACTGATCCAGCGTCAGGGAATTGATTGCAGCCCGGCGCTTTTCATTGATGAGCGCGGTCTGTGATGCTGTCGGTGTTGGCAGCGTACCGTTACCGTCCCCGACAGCCATGTGTGTAAGTTTAAGTTGTGTGCCAAGCGCCGTTGCTGATGCGAGCTTTTCAGAACCGCGCACGGTCAGCAGGGCGAAAAATTTAGCGGCCATGTGTTATACCCTCATCGTATCAATCGTGTGGATCGCAGCACCCGCCCAGGGGATGGCTCCGACCTCAATAACTTCTGGTGTGTACGGATAGATCGTCAGTATCTCGCCTACGTAACACCCTGCCTGGCAGAAAAATTCACCGGTTGACTGCAGCTGTATGGACAGTCCAAGCAAGTGGCGGCTGAGCGGCCTGGCATCATTGATCAGGCGCTCCAGCTCTAAATACGTCTCTTCTGTAATACCCTGTTCCTGGACGCTTATATCCAGGCTGAATGTTCCCGGCTCACCGCCGATTTGCCACCACTCTGTTACCCTGAGCAAATAGCCAAACGGCTCAACCACGCGACGCAGTGCGCTGATCGTCCCCTTTTTTCGATGGACAACGAATGCAGCCTTGATGACGGCTCGCTTTGTCTGCTCAGGCCAGTCTTTATCCCACCGGTCAACAGACAACGCCCAGGCGAGATAGGGTAGCAATCCTGCGGGGCATTCATCCGGATCCCAGAGCTGGCGGAGGTTAACGGGAATATCGTTAATTCTGGCGGTCGCCGTTTCGGTCCGTCGCATAAACGGGCTGGCAGAGTAGGGCAGCAGACTGTTACTCATTCGTACCCCCCAGATCGATGTGATATGACGAACAGAGTGCAGACTGCGTGTCAGATATAACGATGTCTGATGATGGCGAAGTTATCTCAACCCGCTGGACGCCCTGAACATGCAATGCCGCCATGATGGCGCTTCGCGCAACGTCTGTGCCAATTTTCCCCTGCGCACTCAGCCAGGATGACAGCGCGTTATGTGCGGCAGTGATAATGGGTTCGGATTCAGGGCCGGGGTAGAGATAGAGCGTGGACTTAATCGCATAGGTTACGATCTCCGCACTCTGTACCGTGAGGCGATCACCGACAGGGCGAATACTCTCGGCTGAGAGCACTGTATTGACGGTGGTAAGCAATGAGGCTGATGCAGTGCCGTCACCTTCCGTTGAAAGCACGGATACGATAACAACGGCAGGCGATGGGCTAATGGCTTTAGCATCTTTTACGCTGCCACTGGCGCTTTTCGCGTAGTACTCATAAGCGCCGGTGGGCCCTGCCACACTCAACCCTTCAAATGCAGACTGCGCACGCAGGCGCAGCGCGGTGTCACTTTCCATAACGGCATCACTGGTATCGGTTGCAGCAGTGATCTCAAGCCTGGCGGTATTGAGATTCGCGGAGAGGTTATCCAGATCTGACGATTCTGCATGGCTCAGCATGCAGGCAGCGGCCCCCTCGTTTATCTGCTGGCGCAGCATCAATATACGATACGATATCGTCTGTGCAATCACGTTGAGGGGTTCCGATTCAAACGCCATTGCGGCTGTCACGGCCTCCTGTTGATCATCCGGAAATGCAGCAATGATTGTGGCCTGAACGTCCAGCAATATTTCCTCAAAATCGAGTGTTTCAATAATCTGTGGCTGAGGAAGCTGTGATAAGTCAACTGTTGCCATTGCTGTTGCCCCTCAGTGTAATTGTGGTGCTTTGTGGTTCCATTGATTCGGTCAGCGTCCCGGACAGGTTCGCGGTAACAGCGGCGGTTTTAGAAAAAACCACATCAACCTCACTCAGTACAATGCGCGTCTCCCAGGTTGCCAGTGCGATAACAATCGCGCTCATCAACTGCATGCGCAGAACGTCGTTCTTAGGGGCATCAATCAGATCAGGGATAAGGGAGCCGTAAGTGCGGCGCATTAACCTGGAGCCGATTGGCGTTTGCAGAATGTCACTGACTGACTGCCAGACGTGATCGGCGTCTGATAACGTTCCCGTCCCTTCGGGATTCATCCCCGTATAGCGCGCGCTCATCGTGTATCCTCTGTCCAGCTTCCACCACGCTGCACGCCGCCGTGGTCGTGATCATCCACTTGCACGCCGTTTGAGGTGAACGCTCCGCCAGTGTGGGTGATACTCCCTTTCATTTCGCCGCCGTCTGATACCTCGAATGTTTTTGTTTTCAGCAGGTTGGTACATTCAACTGTTGGCGTGTCCAGCGTGATGCTCACGGACGCTTCCATCCTGGCGGTCTTCACGCCGGAAACCGTCAGAGCGCCGGCGCTGGCGTCGTAGTGAAAACGCGCACCATCCGGCGCCGTCATGATCATTTCGTTTACTGATGAGCCAGGTGCCGGATTATCGTTGCTGTACAGACTGCCGCCGATAATGGCGGTTTCGGGGTTTCCCCCGATACATAGCATCCAGACCTGCTCACCCACGGATGGTGGAAGCCAGATGTTAAATGCGCCTGCGCGTTGCGCGTTCCAGCGCAACCAGGTTGTTTGCAGGTCGCCGCTCTCCACGCGCACGCGCCAGCTATCTTCGTCAATTTCGATGACGGTTCCAGTACGGATGAGATTCTCCAGCAGGCGGATCAATTCGGCGGGGTTCACTCTCTCACCCCCAGTGAATCAATCACCTGTCTGGCAATCGCCATGCGATCAGCCTTGCTTAGGCCCAGCAACTCACGGCGTGGGTATGTCGCTACAGCACCACTGCTGTTCACCTTGTCGCGTAAGCCAAACTGGTGTACGCGTGCGATTCTGGCGGCGACACCGGAAAAACCCACCGTTGCACCCTCAGAATCGGCGCGGCCCTTGAGGAAGCGGGTTGTTCGCAGGCGGCGGAACATCGGATCGGGTTTGGTCGTATCCCGGCGAACCTCGCTAAAACTGACATCGAGATATCGCTCGATATCAGCCCGGTAAAAAGTACGCACCGCGCCGCGTTCCTCATCAAAGCCGGTCAACTTGCGGCCCCGAGTCCCCCGGCTTGCCTGCCAGTTCTTCAGGCGTCGCACTTCGCCATTCCATATAAAGCGAATACCTGCCTGCGAACGCAGAACGCGGCGACGGCGCTTCTCAAACTTGCCACCGCCCGGGGCTTCCTGTCGCGCAATTCGCTGACTCTGACTGCGGCGCAGGGTGGTGGCAATGCTCCGGGC